GTACTACAAAGGCAAATGCCGGAGTACCATTTTTAATTACATCACAAAGAGATTTATCAGACACGTTCGGAGATCCATACTTCCAAACAGATGCAAGCAACAATCCAGTAAACGGCGGCGAACTAAACGAATACGGTTTACAAGCGGCATATTCATATTTGGGTGTTAGCAACAGAGCATTTGTTGTAAGAGCAGATGTTGATCTAAACGAACTTAGTCCAAGTGCAAATGCACCAGCGGCAAATCCAGCAAATGGAACATGGTGGTTTGACACAGCATTAACAAAATACGGAATATTTGAGTGGAACGGCAATGCCGTAACTGTTACTGGTGGACAGTCATTCACTAACAAAGTTCCACTTGTAATTACTTCAAACTCACAACTAGTTGGCGGAAGCAATACAGGCTTACCAAAAGGCGCAGTAGGTGCAGTAGGTGATTATGCAGTAGTAACAACAACTACTCAAAACAAAGTATACTATAAGAATACTTCAGGCGCATGGGTAAAAGTAGGATCAGCGGCTTGGGTATCAAGTTGGCCAACAGTAACAGGTACAGCGGCTAACCCAACACTAACAAGTAGCCAAGGTATTTCAATTAACGGATCAACTGTTTCATTAGGCGGATCAGATACTACTGTAGCACAATTTGCGGCGGCAGTAAATGCGGCAAGTATTACAGGTGTTACTGCAAGTGTAGTTGATGGTAAAATTAACTTGTTTGGAGACGGAACAAATACTAAAGATGGTTCAACAGATGATGACGGTGCTATTAGACTAGCGGCAGGTGGTTCAGGTACATTACTTGCAGACTTAGGACTAACAGCAGGTGACTATTTTTCACCAGCATTTGAAATTGCTCCACACACAGCAGTTCCAGGATTTAAAACAGCAGATACTAAAACAAGACCTACAGGAAGTGTTTGGTTCAAAATTACTGACGCTAACTTAGGTGTACAAATGAAAGTTAAGCAGTTTAACGGAACTACTAAACTATGGGAAGACAAATCAGCACTAGTATATACAAACCATGCTGAAGCATTATACAACTTAGATAAAGCACAAGGTGGTTTAGGACTTGCATTAGGTGCATTGTATGTACAAGCACACGTTTCTGAAGCAGAAAACGAAGAGTTTGACTTTTCAATTATGGCAAGAAACAGTTCAACTGCAACTAAAATTACTTCAAGTGTAGTAGCAACACAGTTAAGCAGTCAGTCATATGGTTTCCAAATTGCTGAAAGCCTTGTAGGACAAGCGGCTATGGCAGGTGGTAAAGCACTTAGTATTACAGCAACTGGCGCGGCAAGTGATGCAGACTTAATTGCTAATGCAATTAACGCGGCAGGATTTGTTAACGTTGTTGCAAGTGTAGACGCAAGTAACAGAGTTATTATTGAACATAACGATGGCGGAGAAATCCACATTAAAGATACAAATGGTGCATTAGGCTTAATTGGCTTTGTAGCATTTAACTATTCAACTAAAGCAGGTACTGCAAACTTATATGCGGCACCAAGCGGTGATGCAACTTATGACTTCCACGCTTCAAACTGGAAGATCCTAACACAAACTGCAAGTGCAGATGCTCCAACAGCATTAACAACTGATGGCGCATTATGGTACAACAGTATTGTTGACGAAGTTGATATTATGGTACACAACGGTACTACATGGAAAGGTTACCAGAATGTTTATGGTTCAGCTGATCCTTTAGGACCAATTGTTAGTGCAACACAACCAACTACACAACAAGATGGTTCATCTGCACTAGTTACAGGTGACATTTGGGTATCAACAGCAGACTTAGAAAACTATCCACAAGTACACAAATATAATTCAGACTTAGCAAAATGGATTGCACTAGATGAAGGCGATCAAACATCAGAAGATGGTATTTTGTTTGCTGATGCACGTTATGGTACAAGTGGTGGAACAGCTACAGAAGCACCAAGCGGAACTATTCCACAGTTACTTGTTAGTGATCACTTAGACACTGACGCTCCAGATCCAGCATTATATCCAAAAGGTATGTTGCTATGGAATTTACGTAGAAGCGGATTTAACGTTAAGAAATTTGTACGTAATCATGTAGATGTAACTACTGACAATATTAGAATGGGTGACGTAAGTATGGCTACTTACTATCCACACAGATGGATAACTGAATCAGCTAACCAAATTGATGGTTCAGGTAGCTTTGGACGTAAAGCACAACGTAAAGTTATTATTCAAGCTCTACAAGCAATGGTTAATGCTAACCAAGAAATTAGAGATGATGAATCAAGACTGTTTAACGTTATGGCAACTCCAGGGTATCCAGAATTGATTAATGAAATGATTGCACTAAACAATGATAGAGGCTTAACAGCATTTATCGTAGGTGACAGTCCATTTAGATTACCAAGTGATGGTACTTCACTTAATAACTGGGGAGCAAATGTTAACTTAGCTGTTGAAGATAATGACAATGGCGCAGTTAGTAGAGATGAATACTTAGGTATGTTCTACCCTAGCTTGTTTACAAGTGATAACGCAGGTAACAACGTTGTTGTTCCGCCAAGTCACGGTATTCTAAGAACACTAGCATTGAGCGATCAAGTATCGTTTCCATGGTTTGCACCAGCAGGTACAAGACGTGGTGGAATTACAAACGCAAGTGCCGCAGGATACATTGATGCAGAAGGCGAATTTAAGTCAATTGCATTAAATGAAGGACAGCGTGATACACTTTATGCTAATAACATTAACCCAATTACATTCTTAACAGGAGCAGGACTTGTAAACTTTGGTCAAAAAACTAGAGCCAGAAATGCAAGTGCATTGGATAGAATTAACGTTGCAAGATTAGTAATTTACTTGAGATCACAACTTAAGAAACTTGCTAAGCCTTACATCTTTGAGCCAAATGATAAAATCACACGTGATGAAATCAAAGCACAAGCAGATAGTTTAATGCTTGAGCTAGTGTCTCAAAGAGCATTATATGACTTCCTAGTTGTATGTGACGAATCTAACAATACTCCAAGTAGAATTGATAGAAACGAGCTGTATTTAGATATTGCTATTGAACCAGTTAAGGCAGTGGAGTTTATTTACATTCCATTAAGACTTAAAAACACTGGTGAAATTAGCGGACTATAATATGATAAATAAAAGTAATAGGAGCACATAATGGCAATTTCAACACTTTCAAAATTAACAGTACCTTTAGATAGTAACGCGAGTGCATCTAATCAGGGATTGTTGATGCCCAAACTGCAATACCGTTTTAGAGTATCTTTGGAGAACTTTGGAGTATCAAGTCCGTCAACAGAACTAACCAAACAAGTTATGGACGTATCCAGACCTAACGTTAGTTTTGAACAAATGACAGTTGATATTTACAACTCTAAAGTGTTCTTAGCAGGTAAGCATACTTGGGAACCAATTACAATGAACTTACGTGAAGATGTAAGTAACAATGTACAAAAAATGGTTGGCGAACAACTACAGAAACAGTTTGATTTCTTTGAGCAATCAAGTGCGGCAAGTGGTGCAGATTATAAATTCGTTACTAGAATCGAAATACTAGATGGTGGTAACGGTGCTAACACAGCAAGCGTATTAGAAACATTTGAATTATACGGTTGTTACTTAGAAAGCACAAACTATAATGCACTTAACTATGCAACATCTGAAGTAGTTACAGTTACATTGAATATTAGATACGACAATGCAATCCAAACTCCACAAGGAACAGGACTAGGAACAGCAGTAGGTAGAACTATTAATACTGCTATTACAGGCGGCGGAGCTATCTAAACGAAACAAAATTTAAATTAAGGGGCAGAAATGTCCCTTTTTTTATGACTGAATTATCTACCCACTTTATTCAAAAGGCTAAATATTAGTATGAGCTTCTTAAACGGATTTTTAGATAACGTAGTATCAGGTGCATTAAACCCTAAAGGTAGCCTTGGTGACTACGCACATGGTAGTAGGCTATATGTTGATGATAGTCATAGGTTATCACCAAAAGTAAAATTTCTTTATCATGTTAGTTTTAACATTAATGCTGATGCGGCGGCAGTTATTCCTCAATTAAGAGAAAAGCATATGAACGAACTTAACATGCTTGTTAAGACTGCACAGTTACCTGCATATAATATTCAAACAGATGTAAAACATCAATACAACAGAAAAAAAATTGTACAAAAGCGTATTGATTACCAACCAGTTCAAATTACATTACATGATGATAATATGGGTGTTACTACAGCAATGTGGGAAGCATATTATAGATACTATTATAGAGATGGTAATTATGCCGCAACAACACCAGATGGATCACCGGACACAGGTGGCGCATCATATGATCCTTACAATAGACAAGGACAGTTTGGCACACAACAATTTAGATACGGCTTTGATAACGATGCTTCATCTCCGTTTTTTAATAGTATTACTATTAGTCAAATGGCACGTAAAAAATATACTTCATTTACACTTATAAATCCTATAATTTCAAATTGGCAACATGATACAATGGATAACAGCGCCAGTGATGTTGTAGCAAACACAATGACAGTAGAATACGAAACTGTACATTACAGCAGAGGTGCAATAGGCAAAGGCGGACCTAAAGGATTTGCTGAAGAACATTATGATAAAACTCCTAGTCCAAACTCATTATCGGGTGGCGGAGCATCTAGTCTATTAGGCTTAGGCGGAGTGTTAGCAGGTGGCATGGGTGTGTTAGATGATATTACCGGTGGTACAGCAAACTTTGGCACAGTTTTAAAAGCGGCAAATGTTTTACAAAATGCAGGCGGATTAAATGCCGCAGGTGTTGGACAAGAATTAATAGGTAGTGCAATAGGTGACATTGGTAAAAAAGCAGGAATTGATGTCAGTGGTGTTGCAGGAGTAGCTTTTCCAAAAGGTGGAGGTGGCGGATCAGCTTCAACAGCGGCAGTGGCCGCAGGAGTAGTAGGTGTAGGTGCTTTGATTAGTAAATACGGCGGCCAAGTTTCACAAGAACGGTCTAGTTCAGCACAAGAAAATAGTTTCAGTGGACCAGAAACACCACCAATGGACGGGGTAATATAAAATGGACAAAGTACAGTTAAATTTACCAGTAAAAAAAGAAAAAGATAGTGCTGATCCAGTTAAGCGTTATTTTAATACGTATTATCAAAAACAATTAGCATATCCAAGTAACGAAGTTGATGCAGTAATTGGATTCTTAGAATCAAAAGGATTTGATAAATCAGCGGCACAATCTACAGGTGCAGTATTAATGCAACAAGCAAAGATTGACAACGTTAAAGTATTTGAATTATTAGATACTCTTAAAGGACTAGATAAATTACAATTAAGTTATACTGTTGCAAGTATTTTAAATTTTAATAGACAAAAGATTAGTACATTAGGATTTAGAGTAGAAAGCACAAGTACTCCTCTAGAAGCAAGAAACATAATGGGGTAACCCATGGGACGTTTTGCACAGGGTAAATTCGAAGCCAAAAATCCAGGAAAATATGTAGGACGTAGAACACCAACTTATCGTAGTAGTTGGGAATTTGCGTTTATGAAATTTTGCGATGAGAATCCGTCAATACAAGCATGGGCAAGCGAAGCAGTAAAAATACCTTTCCGTAATCCATTAACAGGAAAGATGACAATTTATGTTCCTGATTTCTTTATTCAATATAAGACTAAAAAGGGTAAAAATATGGTAGAACTTATTGAAGTAAAACCAGATAACCAAGTTACTATGGAATCAGCAGGTAAATCTAAACATAATCAATTAGCAGTTGCATTAAATATGGCAAAATGGGAAGCCGCAAGGGCATACTGTAAGTCTAAAGGACTTAGTTTTAGAGTAGTTACAGAAAAGGACATGTTCCATAACGGAAAACGATAAATAATAGTAGCAGTTAATGTGAGTATATAATGACAAAGAAATTAGAAGAACTTCTCGATTTACCTGATAGTAAAGAAATTATCAAACAAGATCAGAAAAAAGATAAAAAAGAAGTACTAGCTCAACAGAACGAAACCTTGAGAGACATTGCTGAGTTTGATAAAATATCAGCCGCACTACCCGCAGTTAAGGGATTAGGTGAAATGGCTGATACAGAGCTAAACGAAGTTGCCCAAAAAGCCATGGATGCATATGACGATCTAATGGACTTAGGGATGAATGTTGAATCAAGATACTCGGGTAGAGTGTTTGAGGTAGCAGGAGGAATGTTAAAAACATCACTTGATGCTAAAGTTGCAAAATTAGACAAAAAACTTAAAATGGTAGAGCTCCAACTGAAGAAAGAAAAGATGGACAAAGACGGTAAACCAGATGAAGATATGATTCAAGGAGAAGGCTATATAGTCACAGACCGTAATAGTTTACTTGAAAAACTCAAGAATTTGGATAAATAATTTAATAAGGACGAAAACATGTTTGAAAAATATCTAGCAGAAGCTAAAAAAGTATACGAATTTAATATTGGAGTGGCAGGCGAACTACCAGAAAATTGTGCTGATAGTTTAGAACAATGCTTACAACGTTACAGTGTAGCGTCAATGAGTGCTGGCAAAAAGACACCAATCCAAGAACGTCCATTGGACTTTCCACAACTTAGTAACTGTGAAGTTACATACTACGAAGTTGGCTTAAACTATCCTACAACACCACAAGTGTTAGGCGAATATATTACACAATGTTGTGATATTGATAGAGCTCATCTTATAGTACGTAATGTGAACGAACCACAAGAAATGTATCAAGCACCAAAAGATGCAGGTCCATATGAAACTAGATTAGAAACAGAAGACATGGGAGGCGAATCAGCACAAGATGATGTTGGTTCAAATCGTGTTATGTCACTATTAAAAGAACTTGAAACTGCTAGATCAGAGCGTGAAAATGATCCGTTACAAGACGTTAAACCAGGTGAAGGCGCAGATATCACCGACAAGGAAAATACTGTATCACCAGTAGGGAGCAAATAATGAACCTTAAAGATATGATTGCAAAAATGGACGCTATTGAAGCTCCTAGCAAAAAACAAAAATTAGAAGAATCAGCATCAATGAATATTTCAATGACAGCTGACGATGCTGGACAAGTTGGCCAGCTTATGGCAATGATGCGTAACGCAGGTATGTCACCAGAAAAAGTTAGTGATAAACCACTAACACCAAGAATGGATATGGAAAAGCATATGAAAGCACTGGGTGCAATGGACGATGATCCAGAGATTCCAGGCAGAGATGATGTTGACGGAGACATGGATCTTAAAGCAGG